GATTGACCCACATCTAGGTTGTCCATCTTATCCTGAATGTGATGAGATGCCTACAGGTTGTCGTAAAATAATGGGTAAAGATGTTGAAATGTTTGGATATAGAGATTAGAAAGGAGAATGAAGATGAGTGAATATTTCTGGAAGAATGGTGGGTTAAGAAGAAATACTAATGAAACTATCGAAGATGTATTTAAGTATCTTAAAGATAATAAAATTAAATTTAAAGATACTAGAAAAAGTAATAGTATTATAACAATATACAATAATAATAAAGAAGAATATGGCTATGTTTATAATACTGGTCGTTGGAGTACCTATAAAGGATTTAAAGTTAAACATTATCATAGTAAGGGTATTGAAGATTTTGTTACAAAATATTTAAATAAATTTGTAGAGGAGAATAAAGATGTCAATAGTTAAACCTACAGAAGATAACCATGTAACCCTAGACAATGAAGTTTTTAAAAGTTTTGTAAGAGAGGTAGCTGAAGAAATGTTTCGTAATTCCACTATGCAATGGAGTTACCATGACTTACATGACATAATGGGTGATGGAAAGAGATTACCTAAAGCACAAAAAATATATAGAAGACACTATGATTTTGTTAGAAGTTGTTTACGCAGACACTATATTTATAAAGAGAAAATAAAATAAACTTGCAAACTAAATAGATTTATGGTATAATAAAATACAAGGAAAGGAAAGAGAATGTTAAAAGAATATAAATACTATGAAGAAATACCAACAGATATACAACAATCTATATGTGAGGGTAATGGAGTTGATGATGTTAGAAAAGTATCTTTAAAAGATATTAATAGTTTTTATCAAGGGCTTGATGAATGGCATAAAAGAAATCCAACAACATTAGTTAATCAACAATTAATTCTAGAAAGACTTGACCAACTTGACCAAGCTATTAGAGAAATACAAAGTCAAGTACAACAGTTATATGATAGACTTGTCTAAATGTTTTTAATAATTCAACATAAAAGAAAACACAGGCTTGATAAAACGACATGGGAAACTCGCTACCCTATTGACCAAATTTGTGATGAGTATCCACCCTTTCACCCTGTTTATTTTGTGGATAAAGCATCAGCTTGGAAAAAATTAGAAGAGTGGGGAATAGAAAAAGAAATGGCAGTAGCACAAAATGTTGAAGTTGTTGCAGTACATTAATGAAAGGAAAAGAGATGGCTATGAATAAAATAAAAGAGGTAGAACTCTTACGAAAGAATGTAAAAGATTTACAAGGACAATTACAAAATTCCTATATGAGAATAAATAAATTAACAGAAGAGTTACACATAGAGAAAGCAAAGAATGACCCATCTTATAGTTACTCAACAGCAACAGGTTGGGCAAACCTAGAAAGATGGGATAATGAAAACCCTGATGCTAGTCATGTAACGGAGAAAAAACATGACACTTAAAGATAAAGTTTATAAGACACCTGATGAATTTATAAACGCACATAAGGGTTTATGGAGTATGTTAGGAACTATAACCTATGAGAAAAGTAAAACTTCTGTAAAAATATTTGACAATGGAGTTCATGTAAAAACTTGGTGGAAAAAATCAGATGACTAGACAAATGTGGGATAGAGAACAACGAGCAGAGTATAGAAGATTTGTAAAAGAATATAAAAGAGAGGGCTATGAAGATCAAGAGGCAAAGCGATTAGCTAGACAAGATGTAGAAGATATTATGGGAGATCGTGTAGATTTTGCTAGTAATCTTTTTAAAAATGCGTTAAAGGATTTAGATTGAGTGAAAAAAGTTCTTGACAAAATATAATAAATGTAGTAATATACTATTATATATATTATTATATATATTATATTTATTATTTATAATATTAATAATTATTAATTTAAATATATCAAGACATATAACATTTTATATAGGGAATATAATATAATGGCTAAAGAATGGATAAGAAGAGAACATTGCCGATCATGTGGATCAAGTAAGGGATTAAATATTCATGCTGATGGTCATGCCTTTTGTTTTTCCTGTAGAAAATGGTTCAAAGGTGATAAGGATTTTACAATGGAAACAGAAAAAATAATTAACATAACTGATAAAAAAGATTTATCTTGGAAAGGAATTACTAGTGCCATACCTGATAGAAGAATAGACGAAGATGTTGTTAAAAGATATGATACTGTTGTTAAAAAAGATAATGAAAGTATTTCACATCACATATATAAATATTATAATATTGATGGTAGCCATATAGCAAGTAAGATAAGACAGGTAGAGGGTAAAAAGATTTGGAGTGAGGGTAACATGAGTGATGCCTTACTCTTTGGTCAAAACTTATTTAACTCAGGTGGAAAAATAGTTACTGTAACAGAGGGTGAACTAGATGCCATGTCTGTATATCAAATGATGGGAAAGAAATATCCTGCCATTTCAATTAAGAATGGTGTTCATAGTGCAGTTGAAAATTGTAAACAATTTCTAGAATATTTACAGTCCTTTGAAACTATTGTTCTTTGTTTTGATAATGATGCACAAGGTAAAGAAGCTACTCAACAGGTTGCACAGTTATTTGAACCAAACAAATGTAAGGTGATGAAATTAACTTTAAAAGATGCCAATGAATATTTAAAGATGGGAAGAGCTGTTCAATTTACTAATGAGTTTTGGCAAGCACAACCCTATACACCTGCAGGAATAATAAATCTTAAAGATTTAGGTGCATCTCTGTATGAAGAAGAGTATTGTGAAACTGTTTTATTTCCTTGGACTGATATGAATATTAAAACTTATGGTATGAGAACAGGTGAACTTATAACCTTTACAAGTGGTGCAGGTATGGGTAAGTCTTCAGTCATGCGAGAACTTATGTATCACATTATGAAAAACACAATGGATAATATAGGAATTCTAGCACTAGAAGAAAACATTAAGAACACAGCATTTAATCTTATGTCTGTTGAGGCTGATGCTAGATTATATATTAAGGAAGTACGGAATAAATTTACAAGAGAACAATTAGAAGATTGGCAAAAAAGAACAATAGGAACTGAAAGATTTTTTGTATTTGATCACTTCGGTTCAGTAAGTAATGATGAAATTTTAAGTCGCATAAGATACATGGCGAAGTCTTTAGATTGTAAATGGATATTCTTGGATCACTTATCTATCCTTGTATCAGGACAAGAAGATGGTGGTGATGAAAGAAAGTCTATTGATATTTTAATGACTAAACTAAGATCATTGGTAGAGGAAACAGGGATAGGTTTATTACTCGTTTCCCACCTACGCAGACCTACGGGGGATAGAGGACACGAAGAAGGAAAAGAAGTTTCTTTATCACATCTTCGTGGGTCTGCAAGCATTGCTCATCTATCTGATAGTGTAATTGCAATGGAAAGAAACCAACAATCAGATGATGAAATACTTGCTAATACAACTACCATTCGTATATTAAAAAATAGATATACAGGGGAAACAGGTGTGGCTTGTTACCTACATTATAATAAGGATACAGGAAGAATGACACAAGTTGATAATCCTTTTAGAGAAGATACGGATTTTTAAAGATGCGTATACTTTCTTTAGGAGCAGGAGTACAAAGCAGTACACTAGCATTAATGATTGAACGAGGTGAGTTACCTATGGTAGATGGTGCTATCTTTGCAGATACATTAGGAGAACCTAAAGAAGTTTATGATTGGTTAGGTTGGTTAGAAACTAAACTTTCTTATCCAATTCATAGAGTATCCTTTGGTGATTTAAAACAAGATACTATAGAAAGTGCTAAAGGTATAGGACAATATAAATTTTTAACAATACCTCTGTTTACTGTAAACTCTATCACTAAAAAGAAAGGATTGATGCGAAGGCAATGCACAAGTAATTATAAAATCAATCCTGTTAATCAAAAAGTAAGGAAACTTTTAGGATTAAAGAAAAGTCAACATAGAAAAGAAGGAACTAATGTTGAGATGTTAATGGGTATTTCTTATGATGAAATGTTTCGTATGCGTACCAATCAAATCAAATGGATTACTAATGTTTATCCATTAGTTGATTTAAAAATACAAAGAAAAGATTATGAGGAATGGTTTACTAAATACTATGATAGAGTTCCACCAAGATCAGCGTGTACTTTTTGTCCGTATAAAACTAATACAGAATGGCAACATTTAAAAACTGAAAGTCCTGAAGAGTGGGAGCAGGTTGTAGAATTTGATAAACTTATTAGAGTTGGAACTAAAACAGATGATAAAGTTTATCTTCATGCAGAACGTATTCCTTTAGATGAAGTTGATTTAAAAAAATCAAAAGTAAAAAATCAAATAGAACTGTTTGAGGGTAATGGTTTAGTAGATGAATGTGATGGGATGTGTGGAGTATGAAAAAAAGAATTCATGTTAATCAATTTAAAATAAAATCTAATGCCAAACATAATAAGAATGAACCTGTTCTAACTATAAAAACTTATAAAGATAATACCTATGCACATGGAGTAGAAATATTAGGAAGTAGTAGAGTTATTTACAGCCCTAATAAACCTTTATATTGTGGTGCTAAAGTTTGGATTGAAACAGATGCAGAAATAAGTATAAAATAAAGATTAAGGAGAAGAATATGACAGAGGTAGTAACAATAACCAAAGAAGCAGATCAACATTTATCTAAAATAATTACTGAAGGTAATGCTAAAGGTGTAATGTTAGCAGTAGATGGTGGTGGATGTGCAGGATTAAGGTACGCATGGGAATTAATAACAAAGAAAGAAGAAGATATGAAAGACAATGACATGGTAAATTTAGATTGTGGTTTTTTATATATTCATCCTACTGCTACATTAAGTGTAATGAATACAACTATAGATTTTGTAAGTGATATAGCAGGAGCTTCACTTAGAATTACTAACCCTAATGCTACATCCAGTTGTGGATGTGGAGAAAGTTTTTCAGTATGAGTAAAACAGAAATGTGGAAACACTATTGTATAAAAGAAGAAACAGAAATGGAAGTAGGTAAAGGTGAAGAATGTAATTGGTGTGGAGCAACAGAAAACACTATGAAGTGGGGTGGTTTTGAAGATGCTCTTATAGGTATAGCAGAACGTCATACTAAACCACCTCTGTATTGTTATTCTTATGGTAGATGTATTAAAATTTTACAGAAAAGAGATGGTATGTCTGAAGAAGAAGCAGAAGATTATTTTAGTTATAACTATGTTAATGCATGGATAGGTGAGGGTACACCATTAATTTTATATAATGAATATTGGTATGATTGGATAAAAGATGATAACAGCAGTAGTAGACATTGAAACAGATAGTCTTACTCCTACAGTAGTTCATTGTATTGTAGCTAAATGTTATAAGACAGGGCAAATTCATGAATGGACACAAGAAGATTGTATAAAATTTAAAGACTGGTCAAAGACTATTGATACTTTTATAATGCATAATGGATTATCTTTTGATGCTCCTGTTCTTAATCGTTTGATTGGTTGTGATATTCAGCCCTCTCAAGTACAGGATACTCTTCTTGAATCTCAATTATTTAAACCTATAAGAGAAGATGGTCATAGTTTGGAGGCATGGGGTAGAAGATTACAAATGCCTAAAGGAAAAATAGAAACTTTTGATGTATACACAGATGATATGTTAGAATATTGTAAACAAGATGTAAATATAACTCATAGACTTTATGATATTTTAAAGCAGGAGGGAAGAGACTTTTCTTCAGAATCTAAACAATTAGAAAAGAATGTTAGAGTTCTCGTAGATCAGCAAGAAAAAAATGGATTTGCTTTTGATTTAAAAAAAGGTATGGTTTTATTAGCTCACTTGAAGAAAGAACTTTATGAATTAGAGAACTGGTCTTTAAAAGAATTTAAACCAACAGAAGTTATATTAAAAACAAAAACAAAATATATTCCATTTAACATTGGTTCAAGACAGCAAATTGCAGATAGGTTAATAGAACTAGGATGGCAACCTGAACAGCATACAGATAAAGGTAATATCATTGTGAGTGAAACTGTTCTAAAAAATATAGAGAATGAAAATATAAAACCTCTTGCTGAAAAATTTGCTAGATATTTTCTTTTACAAAAACGTACTGCCATGATCCAATCTTGGATTGATTCCTGTGATAGAAAAACAAAGAGAGTGCATGGAAAAGTTTTAACTTTACGTACTATTACAGGACGTATGGCTCATAACTCACCTAATATGGCACAAATACCTGCTACTTCTTCTCCCTACGGAAAAGAATGTAGAGAATTATGGACAGTATCTAATCCTTATACTCATAAGTTAGTGGGAACAGATGCAAGTGGGTTAGAATTAAGATGTCTTGCTCATTATTTAAAGGATGATGATTTTACCAATGAAATATTAAATGGTGATATCCATACAGCTAATATGAATAGAGCAGGATTGTCCGATAGAGATCAAGCTAAAACTTTTATTTATGCTTTTCTTTATGGAGCAGGTTCTGAAAAGATTGGTAAAATTGTTGGGTCAGGTAAGAAAGAAGGAGAACAATTAATAGAAACTTTTCTTTCTAATCTTCCTTCTTTAGCTATATTAAGAAATAAAGTATATAAATTATCTAGGAGAGGATATTTACCTGCTCTAGATAAACGTCTACTTCATATCAGAAGTCCTCATTCTGCATTGAATACTTTATTACAGGGAGCAGGAGCTATTATTTGTAAACAATGGCTGGTTTTTATTATGTTAAGAACTCAACAAGCAAGTTTAGATGTTAAGCTTGTGGCCTCTATCCATGATGAATATCAATTTGAAGTAGCTAATAAAGATGTACAAAGATTTTGTAGCATCACAAAATTAGCTATGAAAGATACGGAAAGAAATTTAAAAGTTAGATGTCCACTTGATAATAGTTTTAAAGTAGGAATAACTTGGGCAGAAACACATTAAAAGATTGACATTAAAATAAAAATATGTAATAATTAAAATTAATAATAATTATGATAATGGAGGACACCTATGAGTGTTATAAATGGTAAAGCTTATTGGGCACATGTCATGAGTCCTAATACCACATTCGATTCTGATGGAGTGTGGTCAATAGATGTTTGCAATCTTGATAAAAAGGCTGTTGACATCATAAAGAAAGACGGATTGTCCGTCAAAAATGACAAAGATCATCCTGAAAAAGGTGATTTTATTTCGATCAGACGTAATGTCCGTAGAAAAAACGGATCTTTAAATCGAGCTCCTGAAGTTAAGGATGCACAAAAACGTATTATGGTTAATACTTTAATTGGTAATGGTTCTGAAGTCAATGTACTATATTCTACTTATGATTGGGAATATAAAGGA